CTGCGATTTAAGGAGGGATAACAATGCCAACACCGGAAAAACACGCTCTGCTGTCGGCATCCTCCGCAGCCCGTTGGCTGCATTGCACCGCCGCCCCTCGCTTTGAGGAGCAATTCCCGGAAAACACATCGGAATATGCGGAGGAGGGCCGCCTGGCTCACGCTATTTGTGAGCTGAAAGTTATTAAACATTTTACCACGCAGATTAAGCCACGCACTTACACCTCAAGGCTTAAAAAGCTGAAAGAAAACCCACTTTACCAGGACGAGATGGACAAGACCTCGGATCTGTACCTGGAGCACCTTACTGAAAGGGCTATGCAGTATAACGCAAAGCCGAATGTGGCCGCCGAGGTGCAGGTTGATTTTGCCGAATATGTACCGGAGGGCTTTGGTACCTGCGATTGCATTATGATCGGCGGTGATACCTTGAGCATTACCGACTATAAGCACGGTAAGGGCGTGCCCGTATCGGCTGAAAACAACCCGCAAATGCGTTTGTATGCCCTTGGTGCCTTAAAACGGTACAAGCCCGTTTATGGCGGCAGTATCAAAAAGGTTTGTATGACGATAGACCAGCCCCGCATCCAGACGGAGCCAAGCAGCGAAACCATAACGGTTGAGGATCTGCTTGCTTGGGGTGAAAGCATTAAACCTATTGCCGCAAAGGCTTATATGGGGCTTGGGGCATTTTGCCCCGGTGAGCATTGCCGCTTTTGTCGAGGCAAAGCGAAATGCAAAGCTCGTGCAGACCAAAACACCGCACTTGAGGAATTTAAGGACTGCGTACCGCAGAACGCTGAAAAGCCGCCCCTCTTTGGGCAGGGCGTGCTTACGGATGCCGAAATTGGCGATCTGCTTGTAAGGGGCCAGGAGCTTGTAAAGTGGTACAAGGACCTTGAGGAATATGCCCTCGGCACTATTCTCAAAGGCGGTACAATTCCCGGCTGGAAAGCCGTTGCAGGCAGGAGCAACCGCACCTTTACGGACACGGAGGCTGCCCTTAACGCCGCTATGGCTGCCGGGTATGATAAATCACTCTTGTATGACCTCAAGCCCAAAACACTTACGGAGCTTGAGAAACTTATGGGCAAAACCGAATTTGCGGACAAGCTCGGCAGCTTTGTGGTAAAGCCCATCGGAAAACCCACCCTTGCATTGCTTACGGATAAACGGGAGGCTTACAACCCTGCCGCCGCAGACTTTGCCGAGATAAATGCTTAAAGCCAAAACACATTTTTAATGATTATAAGGAGGCAAGCAACAATGTTTAACGAAAGTACTCCCCATGGACTTGAGGAAATGAGAGCCCGCAGCCAGGCCTGCGATATGCTGTCAGATATGTTAATCGAAGCAATGCTTGAAAGCGACGCACCGGAGGAAGCAAAGCTTGGCGTGCGTATCGTTCAGCAGGGCAAAAAGGTTAACAAAGCTACACAAAAAATTATAGACGCGTTTGTCGGTGATTCTGCCGCTATTAAAGCAAGCGACACCGAAACCCTCAAACGGGTGCTTGAGTACCTCGGCTTGGTAGAGGTAGGGCTCAAGCAGTTTATGGAAATAA